AGTTTCTGGTCAGTATCTTCTGGGATTTCTATTGGTTCTATTGCTACGATGCATTCTACAACGCTGGTTAGTCTGGTAATGTTCGTGTTGATCTTTTCGTTGACCGTAACAAGACCCCTGGCACGATCAATTTTATTTTGTAGGTTCTCAATAGGTATCCTTGCAGCGGCACCAAGACGAACTAGAACATCACCCATCTCTGAGTTACAGACTTCGATTTCAGTATGACTCTGCTTGACGTGATGATTAATGACATCAATAACCCGGTCTATCTCATCGAGTTTAGTGACTGATCGAATAAACGTAGCCACTTGGCCTGGAGAGTCAAATACAAGAAAATACGGCTCGAACTGCCGTTGCAGGTTAATCTCAGAAAGATTCATGACATCGAGAATCTGAGGTGGTGGGTCGCTGCCAAACGCTGTGAATGGGTGATTATTGTCTCCGTTGACGACGTACTCGTTGATATTCTTACCTTTAGTGCGACGGACCGTTGCCGTTTTGTCTCCCTTTGCGTGGGACACGGTAAGTTCTACCGAAGCTTCAGTCGAATCGCGATTGATCACCCCATCGCCAAGAGGTCTATTGTTGGCTACCCAGTTGATCGCCCTGATTACGTTGGTTTTCCCGTGATCGGATAGGCCAATGAATACATTCACTCCAGGACAGAATGAAACTTGTGTATCTTTGTGGGACTTGAAGTTGTGAATTACGATCTCGTTAATCACTCGATGGTCGTCCATTCGCTGTTACTGGGGTTCCATCTGTAAACTTCCTTATCATTGATCCCATCCATGGATATAATAACTGAATTTTCATCCTTACCAGGAGTGCAGAGCATTGTTTCAAGGTCCGGTACTGGTCCAGCCCAAAAGCCAATCCCACACTCCTTATCTCCTTGTCCAATTGCGAACATTACTTCAAATTTAGATGGGTCGTAACTGAGTGCTTCGAGCTCGGTGTCTACCTTCCTTGATGCACAGTAGTCCGCAAGGTGTACGATACTACAAACGTCATATGTGGTCGGGTCCGACCACTTGTACTGCGGCTTGCAAAGTTCGTACGATGGATCGGTCCAGATGCCCATATGGCCTTCGATGGCGGCCAGTATTCTGTGGATCCTGTCTGGGTCTTTGTAGTGTATCTCAGTCTCCGGTTCGTTTACTTTTCCACCGAGCCACGTACTAATCTTATTACTCAAGTATGGTCCATGAACGCCAGTCGAGTTCTTAATGGTTGGAAAGCCTTTAGCGTCCAGTTTGTCGCCATTCTTGTTAAGGTCGTGAAGTAGTAGGGCTGCAGTGACTTCGTCAATCGCCGTCATGAAAAGGTTTGGCCAGCACTGCATGATCTCAAGGCCCCACCAGATAGCAAATTTGGTATGTCTAACTATACCACCAGGGCCAAGACTAATTTCGGGGTGATACTTACCTGTAGTCGACGCCGGGGCTGTCCAAAAGTACTCTGGGGTGAACCGGTTGAAGCATTCGATCACGAACCCGCGAATTACTTCGCTCTCAATATACGCGAATTCATCCGCGAATACGACTTCAGCTTTAGTTGACATACTATTCTTTCAAAGTAATGGGACTTCAATTCCGCGGATCCCACAAACGTACTCAGCTATACATAATGGAACGTCAACTGCTAAGTTTTCAGAACCCAAAGTCACGTCTTTGATCTTTGGCAGAAGCTGGATAATCTCGTGGTGAGTAAGTATTCCAAGACCCTTCTCAGCCAACCAAGAATTGGCTAAATTAATCATGTCTTGTATTTCACTGTCCGGAACACTGATATCAACCTTCGACATTAGTAATCTCCTTGTCGTTTAGAATCTTTCCATACTCTGCGATGAGTAGTGCGTCGGCCCTACCATCAAGAAGCCTGCCTTTTGGCGTTTTGAATTTAACCAATGGAAACATTTCACTAGCAATTTTGATGCTCTGTTCTCCAGTATCGCCTTTCTTTCCGGTAATGCCAAAGTGTTCCTGCCATTCCTTGGGTTCAACCAAAACATTTCGTATCCTTGATGCTGCAAACAAGGACTCAAATATCTTTTGGCATCCCCCCATTTTAATGTTGGTCTTGATATTGTACCCATTCGGCAGAATCAGTGCCTTCTCCACGTAACCAACGACTTCTTCACAAGAATACAGTCGAGCGATTTCTTCTATGATATCCCTGATCTTACAGATATCATACTCGGTGATGGTCTTGGTTTTGCCTCGTTTCAGTTGCTTCTTGATCTTGAACGTTGGCATGTCCCATACAGTGATCGAGAGACCAGTAACACGATTGATGGCTGCTATAGCTCCTTTGAACCCAAGATCAATACCAATACTGACGAATGTCTTATTCACCAAACCCTCTGCTTTCGGTCTTCGATCCTGTAAACGTCTTGCCAAACCCGGTAGACTTCATCGCGGATTTTCTGCTCAAGGTTGTCACGCTCCACAGTTTTGATCCACTCAGCCTGCGTATGTTCCTCACCGAATAATTCGATCTTCGCCGACTTTTCCTTAGCTTTCTTTTCACCTTGTTCGTGAAACATCAAAAAGTACAGATTCGAAGCGATGTCGTCAATCCCGTAGTCGAATAGGATCTTGAACCTTCCCTCTCGAAATGGCGGGGCTACTTTATTCTTGACGATCTTGAATTTTACCCAGATCCCAACGCATACACCCCTAGTGTTGATGATGTTACTGTCATGTTTCAAGTGAATCTGTACGGACGAATAAAACTCTAATGCTCGTCCACCGGAAGTAACCTCCTTACTACCGAACATCACACCAATAGCATCACGGGTTTGGTCAATACAAAATAAAGTCGTGCCGGTTGTCGCAAGCGGGAAGGTGTACTTGCGGAAGCCTTTGCTCATTTGTTTGGCCCTGGACAGGTCGTACGACCCCTCGTTCATAGCCTTATCGAGTTCGGATTCCGACGGCAGGGCCGTAACCGAGTCGATACCAATAACCTTAGGTGTCATATCGAGAGGCATTTTCGCCTTCTCTTCGCCTTTCTCCTTCTTTTTCTTGGTGCTTTTGTAGAGAATACTAGCGAGAGTCTCGTCGAACATCTGCTCAAGGGTTTCTGGATAATGTACGTGAAGGTGTTCTGAGTTACAATCCAGACCGTAGAAACCAGCAAATCGTGGATCAAGTGTGTGCTCAACGTCCGCCATGTGTGCTTCTTTGCCGGCACGAATTGCGTATCCAAGAATGGTAGTTAGTAACACGGTCTTGGCAGTGCTTCCACCACCAAAAGCATGGACAACCCTTCCCATTGGAATGCCACCTTCTGGTCTATTGGAAATAGCGAGGTCGAGCGTGAAAATACCGGTAGAACACCAATCGGTAATCTCTGGTAGCTTCATAATGCTGGCGGACGCGTCGGACGCTTCCTTGATGTCGTTGATTCCATCACCTTCTACTTCGATTGAATCCGAGTTATCGTCTAAAACGACCGAACTCATTCTTGTTCCTCCTTCACTTCATCGGAACGACCACGATGTTCGGCGAGTTCCGCACGCTTTTTCAAAATTTCTTCCTTGGTTACTTCCCCACTGACTTCACCCACCTGGTGTTTATCTTGACCCATCTCGTGTTGTGTCGAGTAGTACTTGAACACAAACAGTGTGACCAAATCCCTAATCATTGACTTTCTCTGCCCAACTGACTCCTGCAGAATGCCAAATGAATCAGCGATCCGCTGGGCTTCGATTACTGCCGTGGACACAGTTTGATACTCCGGCTGGAGAGTGACAGCAGCCTCAACGCTCGCCTCAGTGATCTTCTCGACGCCGTACTTGCCAGGCTCCTTACGGATCTTGAAGGATAGGTCAGCCTTCGTATATTCGAGTTTATCCTTTGCCAATTTAGCGGTACTCCTGGCTTCTGTAGCCAGCTCGCCAACTTCAGCGTACAGCACCGGTTGATTGACGCACTCGGTCTCCAAGTCGAACGGGTCGATTGGTAGTCGCTTACGTAAGTCATTCAGTTGATTTTTGGTTTCTTCGTTCACCAATCCACCTCGAATGAGACCGTGACAGTACCACTTTCGATTCTTGCATTGACGGTAAGACGGTCGGTGGTAAGGTCATTAGTATCAACTAGGAGGACACCAATGACCATCTCTCCGTTGCCTGCCATTTCCTCATTGTTATTTCGATCGTTGCACTGTACAACTGCCAGCATGCCAGTGTCACAAATAACGGTGTTAATCTTCTCAGTTAGAAGATCCTCAACGCACGCCAGGCATACTTTAGGATCGGAATCCACACAATCCCAGTCCATATGTTGCAACGAGAATTCAATGATATCTTTCACAATCTTGTTTTTCATATCATGACTCCTACCATTAGTATTTTCGTTTGATCAATATCAAGGCTGTCCTTGTGCCCGACGACGCTTGATTTCCTCGATCTTGGACCGGACATCGCCAGTCGCAGCGGACGGTGCGGCAGTTTGGTTCGGCTGCTGACCTGGTGTACGGGCTGTCGCAGCACCACGTGGTGTCGGACCGCCAGTATGTGGCGTGGTCCCCGTTCTTGAAGATGGTGTCGGGGTTTGGGTGGGTGCCGGGGTTTGGGTCGGTGTTCGGTTAGTTACCGGATTGGGAACGACTTCGGATTCGACCGGAACTTCACGATCGTCGACTTCCGTTTTTACTTGTTCTTCAACCGGCAGTTCATTCGCCGACGGTCGTGAACCATTCGCTGGCTGATCTTCGGCGGCAACACCGGTCAACTCACGTTGGATCTGCTCGTACGTGGGGATAATGAGTACTTCATCAAACGTCGGTACGTTCTCGTACCAATCCGCAGGAACGGTCTCCGTAATTTTGAGATCGATACCGGCGTAGTCGGTCTTAAGACCCTGACCCTTGCGGACGAACTCAATATCTCGACCCTCCAATGGGTCACATACGTCCACTACGGCCTTTGTTCTCTTATCCTTCGACTTGAGAATGATCTCGCTGACCAACTTCCCAGGTGCGTCGTACCATCGCAAACCCTTGGCAATGGTTGAATCGTCCCGCACGTCATACACGAACATCAGAAATCGCTTCCTGGCGTACAGTGGCTTGATGGTTTCGGAGTTAACGTTCTGGTCCTTCAACTGCTCAACGTACTCGCAGACTGGACAAGGCTTGCCAAACATCTTGTTCATACATAGGAACGTTGCTCGATTGGCACCGATTTCCGAGTGAATGTAAACCTCACGGGCCCAAAACATCTTGGGGTCCTTAGGTGGCATAATACGTATGAAGTTGTCGTTCATCTGCGACTTGAAAGCCGTGATGCCCAACCGTTCAAGCACCTGAGTTTGGACGTAGAAGAAACTCGTACGACCACTCTGACTCTTATCATAAGCATTGTTGATTGCCTCTGTTCTCTCGGACATTGTTTACCTCTCATTCTAAATAAAAGTATTTGGTTACTTTATTATACTTACGTAAAACATGCTTTCGCGATCATTGCACCCATCTGAGCACGACCACCATAGAACGTGGACGTATTTAGCATATCCAATAATTTCGCCATATCCTTTGCGTCTTCTATCTTGTCGCACTGGTCTATTCTGTTAAAGATGAAGGTCATGATTGACCTTCGCACAATTTCACTATCCTCAGTGATCCCCTTGTACGCTGCAATGATCTCTTTCCATCTCTTCTCTCGGATCTGCGGTGCCATCATCAGAAGCTTGCACAGATCAAGTACCTTCGGATCCTGTGGGGTGCCGCTTACCAGAATATCAAGTGCCTGATCGATGGGTAGGTTCATCACCTGTTCAAGGGAGACCAAAGCGGCACGTGGTGAACCTTCACACGTGTAGGAGATGGCCTCGATAAGGTCATCATCAAACGTCAGTTTCTCCGATTTTAGGACCGACCGGATAAGTCGCATAATTTCATCCCGCGATAACAGGTCGACCTCATACTGGGCACATCGATTACGAACTGTTTTAATGAGCTTTTCGGGTTCAGTAGTGCAGAATATGAAGTACGCATGCGGTGGGTTATCTTCAATCACCTTGAGCAGTGCTTCTTGTGCTTGTGGCGTCAGTTGATGGGACTCGTCGAAGATATAAGTCTTTGCCTTACCACCGAACCCTACGAAGTTTGCTTGTGTCTGAACTTCTCTGACCGTATCGATACCCCTGGTATTCGCAGCGTTGTATACCATCGTACTCTGATCGTCGGAACCGAATTCAGACGCAAGTATTAGGGCGAGCGTCGTTTTGCCACAACCCGACGGCCCCTTAAACAAAACTGCGTGGTTACGTTTATCCGATGGCTCGCGTAACATAAGCCCTAGCGCCATCTTCAATGAATCGTTTCCGATCACTCCTGTAAGGCTCTTAGGTCGTACTTTTTGGTACAGACTCATCTTTCTTCCTTTTGTACTCAAGTGCACTGGTTAGTAAATTTATTGCTTCCTGGACTTGATACCAATCTATTTGTAAACTTTCATGACCAAGATCGGTGTACAAATCAAGACCCCACTCAGTATGAACCTCGCAATGAATTCCGAGGTTTTTGTCGTCAAGAATCATTCCCATAAACGTTTCCTTCTTTTGCACGGTGGTCTCTTTGATAATGTAATAGGCTAATGCAATGAACACCAACAAAAAGAGTATTCCGCATATGACGTCGTTTATATTACACTTCCTTCATGTCATACCAATTTTCACCAATTTCCACCGATACATCGAGGGAGACCGTCTGCCAATCGAATCTTACCGACTTCATTGTACTTGTGGCAAGTTCAATTACATCATCAACCTCAATTGGCTCTACACTGAACAGAATGCTATCATGAATCTCATTAATTATACTTGATTTGAAATGATGCTCGATCATGTAATCGTCGATTCGGTTAATGGCATCCTGTAACAAGTGATATCCGGGCCCAGAAATCGGGAAATTGTAAACCTGATAAATGGTAAGTGGTCCGTGTACCCGGAACCCAGACACCCCTTCGACGTACCCATTTTCGCAATAGAACCGAACATTGTCCTTCTGCCACTGTCTGACACCGGTAAACTCTTCCCAGAAACTAACCTGCAGACGCTCGAAATGTTCGAGTGTGAACTTGTGACCAAAGTAATTCCACAATGCTTTTGGTGCAGCACCATAGATCGATGGGAACACGAATTGGTTTTTGCCGGAGTACTTCTCGTCGGCGGTCACTTTATCAATTGGCTTGTCGAAAATCTTACCAGCCCATTTCTTGTGAATATCGATCTTCTCGACTGTCTGCCGAATGAGCTCCTTATCGCCGGATGCCATACCAATGACTCGTGCTTCATGGGCCTTGTAATCAAACTCTACCAGGATCTGACCGGGTTCTGGTATGATGATTCTGCGGAACTTCTTCTTCTCTGGGTCGTGTTTATACGCATTTTGTGAATTTGGTCCGGTCGCCGATGATCGGAAGGTATCGGCGGTATTAAGCCAGAACGTTGGATGAATTTTACCATCCGAGTGAATAAGCCCGCGGTATTCTTTGATCTTCTTGAGTACATCTTCACAACCGCGATACTTGAACAAAGTATCGAGGATTTTCTTGACCTCTGGGTTGTCGGTGGTATTACGGACTTCTTCAAGGACTTCCCCATCGGTGGACCCAAGACCCGTCGGAGTCTGTCTTGCTTTAGTTTTCTCGACTCCGTATACACCATACAGTAACTTCTCCCACTGTGGTGGTGAATTGGGGTTGAACGTGATATCATTTTTGGATTCGAATGCCTGTACTTTTGGGTGCTGCCTGATTTCCTCGGTGCAGACCTTCATGGTCTCGGTGTACTCGTTAAACACTTGATCCATTCGTGCGATATCGATACGAATTCCACGTTCCTTGATGTTTGCTAGCGTACGAAGGCTCCTGGTGAACAGGTCGTTAAATGCCTTCATCTTGGGGTTCACTTCAAGGTTGCGTCTTTGAAGATGACAAGCAGCAATGGTGTGACGAGAATCAAAACAGGTGTAATCGCAAACATCACGAAGCGGGGTTTGTATTAAGTTACTACGGTCAATCGCAATCTTGTATTCGTGGCCGGTTCGCTCGAATGCTTGAAATTCAAGACCAGTACAGCCCTTATTAGAGCAGTTGACAACGTGGTAGGAGACCATTGTGTCGTGAACGAAGTTAACCATCCCTGATCTAACGAACTTCCTACTCCACATTTCCTCCATGTAATAGTTTTGTACGGTCTTAGGTGCCGGACTCCTGATGAACCGACCAAGTGCAGCTAAGACCATGCCCTGCTCTACCAGGTTGAAGACCTTTTTACCCATAATACCATCGGTGGCAGCGATGGGGATAAAATAGCA